AGATATTACGAGGACGATATTCCTGCGACGTCCAAAAACCACGGAACGCAGGTCGCCATGTTAGTCAAGGCTTTAAGCTACCTTCCAGTGACACAGATCTATGTCAGAGACTGCGAAGCTGACGATGTCATAGGTTACCTAGGGCGATACACTTTCAAGGACACAGATGTCATTCTGGTGTCTTCGGACAAGGATCTGTACCAGCTGATTGACGACACCACAGTGCAGTGGTCGCCCGGACAAAAGAAAATCATCGACCAGGCGGAAGTGGTTAGAAAGTTCGGTGTGTCTTCCGAGAATTTTTGCACCGCTCGGGTGTTTGTGGGGGACAGTAGCGACAACATCACGGGTGTCAAGGGCGCCGGCTTCGGAATTCTGTCGAGATGGTTCCCGCAGCTGAGTGAGAATGAATTTGTGAGCCACGGAGAGGTGGTCGAGCAGGCGAGATTGATGTGTGCCACAAAAAAGGGAAAGGTTCTTCAGAGGCTCGCGGAGAGCGGTCCCACCGCCGCCAAAAATTGGAAGCTGATGTTCCTCGACACGTCCAAGCTGGCGGGAGACCAGATCAAGAAAGTTACCGATCAGATTGAAAAACGAGGGACAAGTGATAAAATGTCCCTATTGAAAATGATGGTACATCACGGCATACAAAAGTTCGATATTGACAGGCATTTTTTAGAAATTAATTCTGTGAGAAACAAGTGACCCAAGCTCATAATTTTATGCAGGAGATAGTGGAGAATTCGAACAACGTCCACCACTTTTCTCAGCACGGTAAATCATTTCAGGAAAAAATCTTTCAGGGGTTGATCAGTGATACAACCTGGGCCGCGCAGATGGTCGAGGTGATGCGTCCCAATTACTTTGAGATCGAATATTTAAAGTTCCTCACGGAGAAGTATTTTGCTTACTATCAAAAGTACCGGTGTTTTCCCACATTGGGCCTCCTGGTGAACGTGATCAGAGAGGAGCTGTCGGACGGCACGGATGACATTCTGAGAGACCAGATCATTGCGTTCCTGCTGCGGGTTAAAACCAACCCACATCCGGGAGACATTTCTTATGTGAAGGACAAGACGCTCGATTTCTGCAAACGACAGGCTTTCAAAGGTGCGCTCGAGAAAGCGGTGGACCTGATCGAGGGAGACAGCTTTGAAGAGGTTTTGGAGCTGATGAAGGGTGCGGTGTCGGTGGGAATACCCCACAGCATTGGGCACGATTTCTTCGAGGATTTTGAATCACGCTTTGTGAAGATCAACAGGCGAGCATGCCCCACCGGATTTAAACGGCTGGACGCTCGAGACATTTTTGCTGGTGGTCTTGGCCGGGGTGAGATCGGTGTGGTGACCGCCAACACCGGTGTGGGAAAATCTCACTGGCTTGTGGCGCTTGGTGCGAACGCAATGCGCGCCGGCAAGAATGTTCTGCATTACACCTTTGAGCTGTCAGAGACAGCAGTGGGCATCAGGTACGACAGCAATCTTTGCGGTATTCCCGCAAACGACGTCCAGGATTGCAAGGATATTGTCCAGGAAGCCTATCAGGACAGATCACTCGGACGACTAATTATTAAGGAGTATCCGACAGGAAGTGCTTCTGTGACGACGATTAGAAACCACCTGGAGAAGCTCGCGTTGAAGGGGTTTAAACCCCACGTGATCATCGTCGATTACGCTGACATTATGAGATCGACTAGAAGTTACGACACGCTTCGACACGAACTCAAATTTATCTACGAGGAACTTAGAAATTTGGCGATGGAGATGGACGCTCCCGTTTGGACAGCATCACAGGCGAATCGTGATAGCGCACAGTCAGAAATTGTGGGCCTTGAAAACATGTCAGAGGCTTACGGCAAAGCAATGGTGGCCGACGTCGTGGTAAGCATATCTCGAAAAGCTGCGGAAAAATCGACTGGGGTCGGTCGTCTTTACATCGCGAAGAATAGGGCGGGACGAGATGGAATCGTTTTTCCAATTTCTATTGACACTTCAATGTCGATGTTTGAAATTCTTGATGAGAATACGCTGACACTGAAGGAGGCGACGAATCAGTCACAGAGCGAGGCCAAAAGTGCGTTACTTAAAGCCTGGAACGAAGTCAAGAACGCGCCGGAGGACTAGATGGGATGGGTGAAAGAGCAAGATAAGAGTCTCGTTGCGAAATGGGTTGAGTTACTCGACGGGGATCCGTCTGATACAGACAAGCCCACACACCCAGACCCAGTTTTAGGGGCGGCTGCCGATCTAATTCTATGGAAGCTTAAGAAATGCAAGAGGAATGAAAAACAAAATGAAAAAGAAGTGAGACTTGAGTGGATCAAGACATCCAAAAAGGAGGACGACATTCTATCAGTGGTCTCACCTTATCCATGGAAAGAATTGGCGCAGCTTCGAAAAGCCGCCGACCACCAGGGCAGCTGGCACTTCAGGCCGGTCTATCACTCCGACAAGTGTTTAGATGAATTTTTTGGTGAGAATTGGTATTTTGAGACGATGCACGGTTTTGACAGCGTGGCCGACTTTCGAAAGTGGCTGAGGAGCAAAGAGTGTTTGTAAAGAAGACGATCAGCATCCTATTGAAGGACACCGAGCTTCGCAAGGAACCCGTGATCATTCGGGTCAACAAGTTCAATGAGGAAAGCACAGAAAAATTTGTGAAGCAGATGGGAGAGGCACACAATACCGGGCAGCCCATCATTCCAATTGTGATCGACTCGTATGGGGGACAGGTCTACTCTCTGATGGCGATGATCGCGGCAGTCAAGAACAGCGACCTTCCTGTGGCCACCATCGTCGAGGGAAAGGCGATGTCCTGCGGCGCGGTGTTGACGACTTTCGGCGAGGAGGACAAGAGGTTCGCCGATCCGAACGCCACCATCATGATCCACGACGTGTCCTCCATGGAGTGGGGTAAGGTCGAGGAAATCAAGGCGAACGCCAAGGAGGCGGATCGGCTCAATGAGAAGATCTACCACATGCTGGCGAGAAACTGCGGCAAGAACGACGACTATTTTCTCAAGATCGCCGATAAGAAGAAACACGCGGACTGGTTCTTGGATGCCAAAGAGGCCAAGAAGCACAACATTGTGAATCATCTCAGGGTACCGAAGCTTAGAGTCAAAATTGGCGTGAGCATTGATTTCAAGTAAATTCACGTGTAAATTAGCTCATTTTTAAGGTAAAATCTTGCTGGAGGTGATTCAATGTGGCAACCACCAAAGTCCCCGCACGGACTCATTCAAGAGGACCTGTGGCCCGACGAGTGGAAGATTCTGGTTTCCTGTATGATGCTGAACCAGACCACACGCAAGCAGGTCGACAAGGTCGTGGACGAGTTCTTCGAGAGATGGCCCACCCCGGAGACGTACGCGGAAGCCGACCTGACAGAGGTCTCCGAGGCGATTCGACCGCTCGGTTTCTACAATCGACGCCCTAGGGCGATCAAAAAGTTTACCGAACAGTACCTCGCCGACGACTGGAAGGAGCCGATCGAACTGTACGGCATCGGAAAGTACGCCAACGACGCGTGGAGAATCTTCGTCCGAGGAGACTGGCGGGACGTAAAGCCCCAAGATCACGCGCTCAACATGTACCATAGCTGGTTGGAGCTGTCGGGGGAACGACAATGAAACTGAAATCGAGGTGGTCTTTGAAACCTACAACTCCTGTTCACCCACTAGCCATGGGAGAAGAACTGGGTGCAATTTTGGCCAAGTCATTCGCAGATGAGATCGATAAAGAAATTGTCGATCACATAGAGCAGTCATTGACAATAACTGCCACATGCACGAACCGACCCAAGAAAGGCGATCTTATTAGACATGTTTGGGATGAATATCCTTGGTTCCATGGACAGCCAGCTGTAACACAGCCCACCCTCCGTGAGCAAACAGGAATTTGTATTGAAGATGATGTGGTCATGACCGATGATGGAACTTTGAAGGCCTTGAATATTGTGGAACAAGCTGCCGTTCATGGCAAATCGTATATTGAGGTGATTGAGTGATTACTGTCGTGTAAGCGTTACTCATGAGTGATATAATGAGGATGCGCCGCGGAGGTGTCTGGAGAATTTCAGATGCACGAGCTCGCCAAACGATACAAGCTGGAAGGAGAATAACAATGAAGGTCGCAGCAATCTTAGAACAGATCAAAAAAACGCGTGGCTCAAATGCCAAGATCGACATTCTTAAAAGCAACTCGAAAAATTCCCAGCTTAAAAAGGCACTGAAGTACGGACTCGATCCGTTCATCAATTTTAACGTTGTCAAGGTCCCCAAAGTGGTGAATCGAGAAGTCTACGGGGATGAATCGACGAAGTGGTGTCGATTTTTTGATGCTGCGGATTCCTGCGCGAGCCGAGAGGTCACCGGAAATGCCGCGGTCGATTTGATGCACCGGACTTTTTCCTCGGTTTCTGACGCGGACGAGAAGTGGATGCGAAAAATTCTGAAGAAACACCTCGCGATCGGCGCCTCGACCAAGACGATCAATAAGGTCTTTCCGGGATTGATCAGCACGTTCGAGGTCCAGCTGGCAGAGACGTGGCATGAGAAGCACGTCAAAAAGTTGCCTGGGAAGATTCGAATTGAGCCCAAACTGGACGGAATCAGGTGCCTTGCGGTAGTTCGAAGTGGTGAGTGCCAAATGTTCGCTCGCAGCGGAAAGCTCATCACCAACTTTGACGCCGCCATCGGTGCCCAGCTGGCAAATCTGCCCGACGGTGTCTACGATGGCGAGATCATGTCTAATGACTTTACCGCACTAATGCGACAGGTCCACCGCAAGAAGAACGTCGACGTCTCCTCAGCCTATTTGGCGCTGTTTGATGCCGTGACTCTGGAGGAGTGGGACAGCAAAAAAGGAACCAGCCCGCTCAGGGACCGCCGCCGGCGACTCGAAAAAATCTGTAATGAGCACTCGCTTGACGGAGTTCTGCTGGTTGAGCAGAAGGAAATTGACTGCGAGACGGGTGCTATTTCCGCGCAGCAGAAAATATGGGAGGAGCAGGGTTACGAAGGCGCGATGGTCAAGAATCCCGATGCTGTGTACAAGTTCGGTCGCTCCCGGGGCATGCTGAAGGTCAAATCATTCCACGATATCGACCTGGAGGTCATCGGGTTCAAAGAGGGCACCGGAAAACATCGGGACAAGCTGGGTTCGATTCTCGTCGACTTCCGCGGTGTCGAGGTGAATGTGGGTTCTGGCTTTGATGATGAGCAGCGGTCTGAGATCTGGAATAATCGGGACAGCTACCTCGGAATGACCGCCGAGTGTCGATATCAGGAGATCACACCGGACGGCAGTTTGAGATTTCCAACATTCGTCTGCTGGCGGCTGGACAAGTGATCGCAGATGATCTCTGTTGAACTCTTGCGCAGCGCCCATTAGAATACCTAAGTGTGTTCTTGCCTATACACAGAAGCAAACGTCGTGACTCTGGGGGTTATCTATGCCTGAGGGACCCGAAGTTAAGATAATCGGTGAGGGATTGTCCCAAAATGTCGGCATTCGACACCTTGTGAGTGTCACACCGGTGTCCGGGCGATATACCAAGAAACCTCTTCCTGGAATCGAGGACATGACCGAGAATCTTCCGGCCCGGGTGGTCGGAATTGGTGTCAAGGGAAAGCTCATTTTCTGGATGTTTAATAATGATCGGTTCCTGCTTAACACCCTCGGAATGACCGGGTCGTGGTCGACCAAGAAAGAGAAGTACTCACGGATCAGGTTTGATTTTGACACAGGAGATTCTGTCTTTTTCAACGACAAGAGAAATTTTGGCACCCTCAAGTTTGTTGTGGGTAAATGGATGCTCAAACAGAAGCTGAATTCGCTGGGACCTGACATGCTGTCCGGGGCGGTGAGCGATGAGCTGTTCTGTGAGAGGCTTGATAAAAAACCCTACTGGACGATCGCTAAGGCACTAATGAACCAGACGATTGTGTGTGGGGTGGGAAATTACGTCAAGGCGGAAGCGCTTTACAGAGCGAAAATTTCACCCCATCGTCTTGTGGGTTCACTGTCGTCGGAGGACATGTCCGATCTCAATGATGCCGTCCAGTACGTTCTCAAGACGAGCTATACATTTAAGGGAGCCACCCTGAGGGATTATCGCAGCATCACAGGAGAGACCGGACAGGCGTCTCGTCGGTTTCTTGTTTACGGTCACAAGGAGGACCCTGCGGGAAACGCTGTTGTAAAAGAAAAGACGACCGATGGGCGAACCACTCACTGGGTCCCCGATGTGCAAAAATGATGAACAATGTAGCGTATGTTCATAAGATAAATTCCATACAGGAGATTTGAAATGAGATTGTCTGACAATAGTATTGCACAGCTAGTTCGAGTTCTGCAGATCGCAATTTTGACGGGAACCGACATCACTGACAACTTGCGCATGGTGAATTTCATCGAAGAGGAGGATCTTTTGGATATCGATCCGGAGTACCTCTCTACGTTTGAAATGAACCTGGAAAAGATGCAAGCAAAAGCACTGGGCACATCATTCGACGCGAACTGAGGGCATTGAAGGTGGATAGATTCGCACAAATGTTTTATCAACAGGTGGAATTTAACGAGCTGCTGCGTGATAAACGTGACCATCCGAATTTTCCTCTTGATTTAAGCATAAAGGAAAATCAGCAGTTTCTCAAATCACTTGCGTATGAGTGCATGCATGAACTTTTTGAGTCGAATATGCTGCTCAAAAATACAAAAAAGCACAGAAGCACTGAGCTGACAGGGTTCGATCGCGAGGCCTACAAGGAAGAACTGTGTGATGTACTTCACTACTTGGTTGGAATCATGATTTATTCGGGCATCAGTGCTAACGAGATGTTCGAGACGTACATGAAAAAAGGAAAAATCAATGTTGAGCGTATCAATGGAGGTTACTGATGTTGTCACGTGAGGTGGCTTTGCGAATTCGCGAGGCGGTCGCTGCGGGTGGATCGGCGCTAGAGGAGATTCTTCCCGAATCTTCGTTACACGCGGTTCGAAACCCATACGCGCACATTTGGCGTCACATCAAGAAGGAGATGGGAAAGACGTACCTCGAGTGTGTAGATGAGGACGAGGAGAGAATTCTTGAACTTGTTCGATACTGTGTGAACAACCCCTACTGAGACAGAGAATGGATCTCAAGAAAATGCTCACACGCCAGAGGACCTTCTCTGATCTTTTCTACGATTCGAATGTTTTAACTGAGGCAGAAAGGATCGAAAAGCACAAGACATTGTGCCTGGCGATGCACTCGGAGCTGTCACAACTAGCCGACTCAGTACACTACAGAGAGCATCGACCAGGTGTGAGTCCCACGAGAGAACAGAACATTCTGTTCGAGACGATCGACATTTATCGATACTGCCTTTCTGTGCTCAATCTCTGGGGATTTAGTGCGGAGGAGGCAGTGAGCGCGTTCGAGTCTCGGGATGCCCATCTTCACTCTCGCGCGCAGAAGAATATTGGATGCTGGGATGGGCGTCCGATGGTCGTAGTAGATGTGGACGATGTGCTTGCCCGATTCAGACAGAACTTCTATTCGTGGGTGAATGAGAGGTACGATGTCTTGCTTGACCCCATGTCTGAGGCATACTACTTCGGTCAAACCGTCGGAGGAAAATCGGGCGACCAGATTCTGAGCGAATTCATCAACGAGGGGAACCTCAGGACGCTCGATGTCTGTGAGAATGTTCGGTTGGGATTGAAGCGACTGCGTGCTGCCGGGTACTGGATTCATATACTCACTGCGCGCCCGGTTGAGGAGCTCAAGTGCCTCTACGAAACGCACGACTGGTTAACAAACCATGTGAGGGAATTTGACTCGGCCGCATTTCATTCTGAGAAGTATTTGTGGTTGGCTGCCACTCGACCCTATCTGGAGGGAAAGGTCGTGTGTGCCATCGACGACTCGCCAAAACATGCCGCGGAATTCGCACAGCATGGAGTGAAAACACTCCTACCAAAATTCACTTATAACAAGAGTGTCTGGGAGAACAATAATATTGTTCCTTTCGATTGGGAGAACGATGACATCAAGACAATTATCGATCGTATCGCAGCTGGTGGATGATCTCCTCGAGAATCCGAATTATGATCTGGGCCGTGTGCCCCCGAAGGTTCTTGAAATTGCGAACCGGGAGATCGACGAGTTTGTGGAGGTTCAATTTTGGCAGCTTGGAGACAAGCAGTTCATTGAGACCGGATTGAGACACGCCACCGATAAATTGTTTGAATTCTTAAGGCATAATGCATATTATCATTGAGACCATTCGCGGCTTAAAATGACAAGGAGAAAAAATGCCCGTTAATCACGATCTCGAGCCCATCGAACTTCCGATGGAGCTAAAGTTCGGCAGGAAACCGAACACACAATTCTACAACAACTTGAAGGCGCTCAGGGTGGAGCTAATCGACGCTCCGACCGTCGAGCAGGCCCGAAATGTCGCATGGCATTATGTGAAGGCCACTTGGGCCGATCATCCCGAAGAGGTCGATCCAAGCGAGGCCTCCGAATCGATTAAGAGCAAGAATTTGCTCGATGTTCTGCAGTTCAGGGCGCTGCCCACTCCCATGGAGTGCTTGGGGTTCACGTTTAGGCTGTCCGGTCTCTCCTTTCAGGAGGTGACACACATTATTCGCCACCGAGCTGGGTCCTTCGCGGCGCAGTGCACCGGCGACCGCGACCTGAGAGACGATCCTGTTGTGGTGCCCGAGGCGATCGAGAATTCTCCCGAGTTCCTGGAGCGCTACAAGAAACTC